CTCCTCTGGAATGTATATGTTCCTGCCAGTTTGATTAAGATAATCATCAATTATCTTCTGCTTTGTATCTTTACTAAACCTACTCATTTCTTTTCCTTTCTTAATTAACTAGACCGCCAAACCACAACACGCCTGATCTTACCTCAACTTGACGCACCAGAACTGAACCGCCTTGAGCAACCTCGACTAAACCTGCCAGACCTGACCATGCCGAAACCGCCATGCCAAACCATATCTCTACTCACCGTGCCAGACCCCGACTTGACCGTCTAAACTTACCGCGACTAACCGGAACTCGCCAAGCCATGCCGAAACCAAGACCGCCATGACTGACCGTAACGCACCTGACCAAACCCAGCCAGCCCCGCCGAAACCGCCCTAACACGCCTTGCCACACCAGAACTTCCTGAGCAAACCCTAACTCAACAGAACTCAACCGCCTTGACCGTTTGAAGAGGGCGGCTTTCACCGCCCCCATCACTTTATTACGCCGCACGGCGTATCCTTTCTTCTTGCAACAACTGCATCAGTTTTGCTGTTTCTTCATCAAAACACACAGGCTGTTGCATAGCGATCTCTTGGATATCACGACCCTCTTTTGTGATTTGATCCCAGATATCTTGGAACTCTTCCATCTCTTCAGCACTGCATACTGTCCATGTGCCATAGCCACCTTTGCCTTTTTCTTGGCGAAAGTCACCTATGCCACATATGGTTCCAGCGTTCTGCAACAAAGACGTAATACCCATTCCCCCAAGTGTTGGGGTGACAAAGCGTATCTCAACCTCTGCACACCACTCAGGCAAAAATGCCCTTGTCCTTATATCAGGTGTTTTATTCATGTCAGCAGAACGGACAACATCCATTTTCAGATAGGGCTTGCCCCAGATGTTGATATGACTTTGTGGAAGAAAAATCAGACGCTGTACACTAGACTTGGTGATGCCACCTGTCTCCAGTGCCGCAGTGGCCATTGCCTGTTTAACACCAGCCGCAGGAAAGCAAAGTAAAGTGTCTCCTTTGGATTGTGTGTAAACACTATCTTGAAACTCTTGCTCAGGATCGTGCTTGATTTCTTTCTTCTGTGCGGCGGTTTTCTTGCCACCACCAATTAAAAGATTACGCTTTGACTTGGCAGACATCGAATTAAAGTACAATGGTGTTTGACCAATCATACGCAATGTGATGCGACCTTGCTTCAGTGCGTGTAGTTCTATGGTTTCATTACCAGTCTTTTTCGTTACAGTCATCTTCTTGTCCTTTCATTTCCAAAGATGATATCAGTTTGTTCAAGTTGCTTTCAGCCTCAAGAACGCTATTTACAAATTCATCCAAATTATTTGTATCTGATAAACAAATCTCAGGATGTTTCCATATTTCATCTATCAAATCTTTCAACTTCACTTGAATGCGTCTGTAATTATCTACCATAGTTAATTACTCCAAACACAATGTCAACCATTAAAGTGCAAATAATGTCATTTATTTTCAATTATGACATTTCCATATGCTTCTTTACCAGCCTGTTCAGCGTCATCAATTATGTTGGCCTTGTAGTTTAGCCATTGGATAATCTGTGATCTTGTCCATCGCTTTGGGCTTTTGAACGCTGGTTCTGGGAACGTGCTATCGTTCTTTCGTATCTTGAACAACGCAGTCCTAGACATGCCAAGCATCTCAGCCAAGTGATTTACGTCCAGTGTTTCTGGGGCTACATTCGGGTTTCTATCTTTTTCCATTTTTCAAAATCCTCAATCAGGTTTGTAAATTTTTGTCTTGCCTCTGAGTTGTTGTTAAACTCAGACCTAGATTTTATGCCCAGCTTTTGCCTCAACATATTAGCCACCTCATCTTCCCCACCTTCGACACCAAGGAAAAGTGCAAAATGATCGTTCCTGCATAGCATTCCTGCGCTTGCAATCATCTTCTTAATCTCTCTTTGTTCATCGGGGATCTCTGGCTCGTCCTGATCGTTCAGCTTGACCATTGCCACCATGTAACGTGAGCCAACCCAGTCGGTATGCAGACTAGGTGGACACTCGTTAGGATGCAGGGATAATCTTAGTGTTATCCCATTTTTGTCTTGCGACATTGATATTTTAACGGCCTCAAAATTTACAGCCGCATCTCTCACGTTATCCATCATATTTACCTTTTGATGAAAGCGACACGTTTCCAAAAAAGTTACCCCTCTGTTGATTGGCGTAAGAACGATCTGTTCTTTTGCCAACATTAGAACCACCGTAAAGATGAAAATTGAAAACCCTATCTTTCATCTGTTGCAGGTGTAGAGCGAACTCTTCCACAGTCATGTCACTGGCATTCTTCATTAAACTTCTCCCAGTTGGATCTAGCCCACTTAATAGGGTCTATACCTTGTAGATCCCACCACGTTCTTTCATCACCATAGTGATGTAATTTCATGTGACAGGAGTGGCACAGAGGAACACACCAGTTATCTCCCACTTTCATGCTCATGGCATTTGGTTCCGCGAACATGACATGGTGCGCCTCTGCGCCATACCCACAAACCAAGCACGGACTCCCCCGCAGGGTTTGCAGATATTTATTTGACCGAACTCGCTTAGAACGGAATGTCATCGTCAAGAGGTTCCACTTTTGCGGGAGCATAGCCGCCAGACTGACGACTCCTCTCTTCAAAAGCCGAACCACGAAGAGACAGGAATGTATCGCCAGTTTTCTTGGCGACCTTTTTCCATCCAGCCAAATTTATTTTAGGCTTTTCCACGCCCCTTTCCATTTGACTGACCAGATCATTTACAACCTCGTCAGACAGTTCCAGATTTCCTGTGTAGTCAGGCGAGTTTTGTTTTGTTTTTTTCTTATTGGCAAACAAGACCCCGGATGGTGGATACTCAGTCATGCCGCTTCTCCCTTCTTCAAAGTTTCAGAGTGTTCAGTAAAGTTACCTAGAACTTTTTCATACAATTCTTTGTTGCCCTTCTTCAAAATCTCCAGAGCATTCTTGTTCTTGCCCCAGAAGGAACGCAGAGTGGCAACATCTTCGCACTCAGGTATAAAGGTGGTGAATATCTCTGATATCAGCTTATACCCTTTGGCCTCTTTGGCATCACCCTCAGCAGGGTGTATCGACACCTCTGGCTCAGGCTCTTCCATACCTTGCGGCAAATCCTCACCAGCGTAGATGTAATGACCCAGACCATGCATCGCGCAACACTTAGCCAAGCATCTCTGCAAAGCCGTGTTGACTTGGAAGCTATTAGGATTTTTTACAGACTGATTTTTGTAATCAAGAACAGGCATCAACTCGCTTTGCTCCTCATCACCGATTATAACCGTCACCTCGACATAGGCGTAACCCTGATCATCTTTGGTATAAGGCAACTCCGTATCCCAGATACGTTTTACATATCTAGCCTTGGGGTAGTTGTCTTTTACCTTTCCCCACGCCCAAGCCCAGCTTAGATACGTCAGACCATTCTTTTCTTCGGTATGTTCTGACACATCGATTTTAGATAAAGTCTCCCAAGTACTGCTCATTCTATATCTCCTCTATACTGTGAGCAAAATGTGGCAACACCGCAGTAGTTGCCTTTACATCGGACATATTCACCCTCGCGGTGTTCTATCTCCAGATTAGTCTGATCTCCGATAAATTCCTGTGCGGCGATCTCGTTATCAAAAACTCTTTGCGCTCTTTTGTTGCCCTTCTTTTTTACAGCCCAAGCCTCACCACGCTTCCATCTGTCCTCGTCACTGCAATCAGGCAGTTCCTCACCAAGGTCAAAGGATATCTGGGCAGACTGGTGTAAGGCCACTCTCTCGCTCACATAGCGCTCTCTGTCCTCTTTAGGCCATAGGGGTACGTCTATGGTCACTACAGGGGCTTGTGGGTAGTCTGAGCGGCGTTCAGCGTCCCTTCTGTTCCAGTCCCTGAGTATGGCAACGACCTGTATCGACTTAATCGGCAAATCTTTGTTCTTGTCGATCAGATACGCATAGCAGTTAAGCTGATACTCCCATTCCACCTTTCCGTGAATGACAGACCAGACACTGGTAACTTTATAATCAGTTATACTTATTGATTTACCATCGTCCTTCTGATGGTCTATTGCCCCAGACAGAGTCCACTTGTTTATCTTGTGGAACAGTCTCTCTTCTATGGTCACGCCATCATCAGTAGATGCGCTTTCAAGAACGTGATGCACGGCAGTGCCAAACAAAGGCCATATCATATCGCTAACGTCCGTGGTCATCTCGTCACGATGTGCGTCACGCATAAGTCTGATGCGTGGACTATCAATTATTGATGTCACTGAAATGTTTGCATCGCCTTTGGAATACTTGTCATTTCTGACAAAGTTGACAAAAGACTGAGGCAAGTCATAATTGTTCGTAATCTTCATGTGTGTAGTCTCCCAAGTACATATTGATAGATAGTGCCATTGTTCATGAATGTCAATAGGTGTTTTTATATGACCATAAAAGTACATCAGTTCACGATTGAGGGGGAGCCAGCCAGCAAGGCTAACAGCAGGAGAATAGTCACGATAAGAGGGAAGCCGGTATCGATAAAATCTGAGAAGGCAAGAAAATATGCAGTGTCATTTTTATACCAGTGCAAAAAACTTGACGAATTATTTGAGGGTGACGTATCTGTAGAAATCCTAATTTATTATGCCACGAAAAGGCCGGATCTGGATGAAAGTTTAATTTTAGATTGTATGCAAGGTAATGTTTTTATTAATGACAGACAGGTCAAGCAGAAGCATATTTACTGGGGGCTTGACAGAGACAGACCCAGAGCAGTCATCAGAGTGTCGGCTTTGGAGACAGGTTCTATCCCAAGCCATCTCAGATGCATATCTGAATGATAAGAAACAGAGGCAGTCCGTTGTGGAATGGATTGCCTCTAATGATTTTAGAACCGTGTGTGATTTTGCTTTTGTGGATGTATTTGAGATGAGAAAAATATTTGACAAAATTTTGTCTGTGAAAGGTAGGGAGGCAAGGGAAGAGGGAAGAGAGATAAAGCAGTTATTGGAAAGGTAGTATATTATAATCTTAATATATTATAATCATATTATATTATAATATATACCAGCAAACAGCGTTGTTGACAGGGCTTCTCCAGATCAATATTGTCTATGTGTTCTTGGAGGAACCTAATCATGAAAATAGAAAATTCCCTTATTAGTACCGCGTATAAACTTGGCTCTGGGCAACACAGAGTGCAGTGTCCGTCATGCTCCTCATCACGAAAAAAGAAGGGCATGAGAGACCTGTCAATAAATGTCGAGAGCGATCATGTTTTATATCATTGTCACCACTGTGAAGAGACAGGAAAAGTAAAGCTAGAAAAGCCAGAGACTCAGTTAAGGAGAAGACAGTTGAGAGTTGTGCCGAAAGAAAGTTACATGGAACTTTCTGCAAATTCAATTGCTTGGCTGAAGTCTCGCGGGATATCAAAAGAAACCGCATTAAAATTAGAACTGAAAACATCAAACACATACATCCGCTCAGTAGATAAAGAAACAGAATGCGTGGTGTTCCCATACAAAAATCAAAAACAAATTTACGCAGCGAAGATACGAAGTTTGTGTGACAAAGGCTTTTCATGCAACGGCAGCCCGCAATCATTTTTTAATATCGATAACGTGGAGGCCGAAGGTGATCTGATTATTTGCGAAGGCGAGATAGATGCTTGCTCTTTTGTTGAGGCAGGATGGAACTCCGTGGTTTCGGTTCCTAACGGCGCGGTGATGAAAGTTGTCGATAACGACATTACCCCGGAGGAAGATAACAAGTTTCGATTTTTATGGGACGCTAAACACGAAATTGATCAGGCAAACAAAATAATAATTGCCACCGACTCAGACAGTGCCGGTCAGGCTATGGCAGAAGAAATAGCCAGACGTATTGGGCGCGACAGATGCTGGAAGATTGAGTACCCAGATGATTGCAAGGACGCTAATGACGTTCTTATCAAACATGGCAAGAAAAAATTAAATGACATAACTGCATTTTGTAAGCCGTGGCCTGTAGCTGGTTTGTATGACGCATCGCATTTTTATAAAGAACTGGACGATATCTACGAACATGGCATGGCAAAGGGTCTTGGAACAGGCTATGCAAACCTTGACGAACTATACAGCATCGTAGAGGGGCAACTGACCGTGGTCACTGGGCATCCATCATGCGGCAAGTCAGAACTGATCGACCAGTTGATGGTAAATCTGGCCGTTAGGCACGATTGGAAGTTTGGCATATGCTCATTTGAGAATGAACCACGATTGCACATAGCAAAGCTGATATCGAAATATTTTGAAAAGCCGTTTTTTGAGGGCATGACCCCCAGAATGACCAAAGGTGAATTGGAACGGGGTAAGTCATTTATTCAGAAACACTTTTCGTTTGTGTATCAGGCAGACGGTTCGATGGCCACTGTTGACGGTATCATTGAAAGATTAAAGATTGCAGTGATGCGGAACGGGATCAAAGGCGCGATCATCGATCCATATAACTACATAGCAAAAAACAGGGATGTGCCGGAGACAGACTGGATATCAGACATGCTGACCAAGCTGAGGATTTTCGCTCAGTCACATGGCATCCATCTGTGGTTTGTAGCGCATCCGACAAAAATGATGCGTGACGCAAATGGTAACGTACCTGCGCCGAAGGGGTATGATATTTCGGGAAGTGCGGCGTGGTTTGCGAAAGCTGATGTCGGGCTGACCGTGCATAGGCCAGACCCAGAATGCAATGAAAGTGAAGTGCATATCTGGAAGTGCCGCTTTTCATGGGTGGGGCAACAGGGAAAGACAAGCCTGTATTTCAATCCTGTCACATCGACATACACGGCAGAGCGTGACGACCCATTTGCTGACTTAACAGAACCAGAATACGAAACACCGTTCTGATGGACAGGCTGGGAAAAGAATTATTACAGGAAGCAACAAAAACAATAGATGAGAGGGGCGACAAATATGGAACGCCTCTGGATAATTTTTCTAGGATTGCGAGACTGTGGAGCGTCATACTCGACACTAACATAACACCACTGCAAGCGGCGTTGTGTATGGATGCTGTTAAAACGGCGAGGCTTTGCACCACGCCTGAGCATTGGGATAGTCTCGTGGATAAGGCAGGATATTCTGCCGTGATGGCAGAGATAGCTGGAGAGCGTCAAAAAATCGGAACTGATGATAGTAGTTGACGCACAGAAAAGTTAGATGTAACTTTCCGAAAATCATGATTACATTGTGATTTCCTCCCAAGAAACCGGGGTGACCTATTACAGGTCACCCCTTTCGCTTCTTAGGCTTTTGAGAGTTAACTTACTTACCCCCATGTTCGTCACGGGCGCGAGGGCTTAACGCATAGCGCAGTAAGTATGGCGTCCGGTCACTCTCAAGACCGCCGGAGTATTGCGCCCACCGAAATCGGAGAGGTGCGTAACACACTAGAGATTGAGGGGGCGTGTCACGCTTGCGGCTTCCTCTACAGCCGTTCAACCACCCCTCTTTATTTTGGTGCGTTCCAGTGCATACGCAGAACCGCACCGTTTGGCTGTAGGTCAGCAACGTCACCATCGGTTGTGTTGCCGATAGTGTATTGCTCACTGTATTGATCATAAGTCATGTAAGAGACAAAGCGCGGCATTGCACCGACTTTGTTGCATTCTTCCATGTAGGCTCTTTTGGCTTTTTCTATATCCATTACCAATCACTCCTCTGAAGAATTTTGATCCCACCCACGGCGAATATAAAAACACCGCAGTATAATACTGTCACGCCGACAAATACATTGTTTGCCGGATCTTCAATAAAACCGATTGCGGCTAGGCATATCATCACGCCCAGCCAGAACACACATATCCATTTAAGCATCTTCTGTCTCCTCTGTCAGAACAAACTTACGAAACTCTTCCGGCGATAAATCACCGTTGGCAAGTTCTGTGATTATGTCAATCACGGCAGAGTAACCGCCGCCAAGTTCGGGGAACCTGTCCAGTATCTGATCTTCGGTTATTTTCTCGACACCGCCCTGCTTCATGTCGATGTGATACTGAAACTCTTCCAGTGTCAGCCATGCGTATGGGCTGGCATCGATAACAAAGTCTGGCTCTTCATCACAGTTTAGATGGACAAAGTGGGTGACCTTTCGGACACCCTCTTCATCTTCATGCTCAATAACTGGTCTATATTCATATCCAGCATAACCAAATTTTGGTGCATTATGATGATTAATCATCGTCATTATCCTCTTCTAACACTTCAATATCGGCATTGCTCCAATCAGCACAGTCCAAGGCAATCGTCTCTGCCTCTTCACGGTCTGCGGCCTCAGTGTTTACCTCTATGGTAAAAATTACCTTAAATTTAGGCATCATCAGTCTCCCTTCTAATCAGGTTGAAAATGGCTATGCAGTAAAATACAAAAGCCGAAAACAGGCATGACGATAAAAATATCGTCACGACCCAGAAAAAGTGTTCCTGCATTGCAAGCCCCCTACACGTTGTCTAATTCGTTAAGGACATGAGCCTTGACCCTACGGTCAAACAGCTTCTTACAGTCACCTAGTGATCGATGAAAAGCATGCACGTTGTTGGTGGCGTCCAGCTTGTTATCGTGCTTGTGGTCATACACCGGAGCGTCACCACTGGACTGACCATGAACCAACAGCCAGCCATCTTCGACAAATCCCTTCTTGCTTTTGATGCCAACTACTTTGACTTCAAACACTCTGGTCATATCATCATCGATATGGCTGAAGGTACGAGGCTTGGCAGTCAGGACAAAGCGTAAGCCAGCAGATGAGTTGATGATTGCCAGCCCACGATCATGCACCAGCTTTTTCCAGCCGATACCGATAGTGATATAGACCTTCTCAAAGTATGAGCCGCCATCATTCTCGACACCAACCTTCTTATCGTCAGAAGGCTTGGACAGATCAACTTGAGTGCGTGTGCGTTGATACACATAATCAAGCGCACGAGCCGCGTAGGCAACGCCTACGCCACCAATCCTGCCGACAGGATTATAGGTTTCACGCTCATTGCGTTCCCTGCGGATATTGCGGATGTGCCGACAAAGATTTTCTATGTGATCCTCAAACGCCCTGCGTAGATTTGAACTAAGATCCTCAATGCCACGTTTGTACTCAGTGGCATCATCGTCCATACGATATGAACGACTTTCTGATAAAGCCTGTATATAGGAATGGGGCGCACCCCATTCCTTACGAGCCTTGGCAATTTGCTCTGCCGCAAAGGCAAGAGACTTATGCTGTTCTGGTGTATAAGTCATATCAATCTCCCATTTTGAGGATAGCGACCTCACCCCAAGGGGCGCGGTCACTACCGATATCGGTTGAAACCCAAAGCACTGGAAAGTCAGGTGCATCGGGGAAGTCAGATATTTCCAAGTCAGTCAGCCCGACAAAGTTGTCACAAGGCAACTGATGATCTTCGATGTAGTCAAACACCGGGGTAACCCTAGTGCCGCCACGGCCATTGATCTCAATCTTCTCAATGACCTCGCCCTGTTCATATCTGTGAACAGTGCCAACCTTGGTGTCACAAGTGATCACTGTCACAGAGCGTGGCTTCTGATCTTCAGTGATAGCATTCATCTCACCAAGGAAGTGGGATAACTCGCCACCTGATACAGAGCCAGATGTGTCAACATAAACGATCACATCACCAGCCCCCAGCTTGTCAACACTGGGCAAGTACACACCCTGATTGAACCAGGCATTCTTTTGTGGTCTGCGCCATGTGTAATCATCAGGCTGATCACCACCGATAAAGCGGTTAAGGACATCGCGCCAGTCGATCTGGCAACGCCGCATCACCTGTACAAGCTGGTCAATCTTGGCAGGGATGTTGCCCTTGGCCTTGGCCGCATCAGCCGCCATCATGACTTTGATATCCATCTCAGCCTCGATCTGCTTGGCCTCAGCCTCAGACAACGGCTGACCATCATCACCAGCAGTCTGTATGACGCCGCCCCAGTCAGGGGTCTCACTATCGTCAGGCATATCATCGTCAGGCATATGTGAGTAAATCTTCTCAGCCATCCAGTCCTTAAACTTGTTCCACGCGTCCTTGGTGGTATGGAACAGTCCATCAGGTGGCAACTGAAAGCCAGCATCAATCAAGATGTCATTGATGGCAATATCAGTGCAGACATTCCATTTTTTGTGGTCACGATCACCGATACGCAAGCAGTGCTTGAAGGCAACGTGCAACACCTCATGAGCAATCACACCCATGACAACGTCCTGTTCCAAGGCATCGACAAAAGCCGCATTCCAGAGGATCGATTTACCGTCAGTGGCCATAGTCGGCACTGCATCGGTCTCAGTAAAGTTAAGACCCATAGCGATAGACCCGAAGAATGGGTGCTTGATAACCAACTGTGTTTTGGCTCTGGCAATCTTTAGATTTGCATCCATTGTGCATCTCCCAAAAAAGTTACATGAAACTTTTGAGGGGCGGCATGACCGCCCCCAAAGGCGTTAGAGGATAAGCTGTTTGCCATCAGTGATGATCCACTGACGCACGGCCTCAGACTTCTTTAACTCGATATCACGGTTGACCGCATCCTTCACTGCGAACGCCGCGAACTCCTGAGCATCAAGCCGCTTGAGGTACTTGATGATGTTGCCAGCATTGGACTGGTTCATCTTGTGAGCCAGACCAGCCGCCAAGGCATAAAGCACCATAGCATCACTGGGTATCTCCGCACTGTCAGGGTTGCTGACAATAGCATCAAGATCAGGCATGTTGGCCTTTAGCTTGCGATAGCCAATGAAATCCGCACATGCGGCACGGCCAACCTGACCGGCGATTGCCTCAGCCTCACACACTGCGTCAAGACCCCACTCCAATATGGTTGCCACCCTGTCCCATGAACGTGGTGAAGGTGAGGCATTGGCATCACGATCAAACTTGTGTAGGAACTCAGGCCGCGCTCTCAGGAAGCCAGTGACATCCTCATGCACATTGTGAGCCATGAAGTAGGCGATAGTGTCTTCAAGATCAGCTTCGATCTCCAAGAACATTAACCTATCTTTGAGATGGCTTGGCA